CCGACCTGAACACGGTCGAGCGCTACAAAAACGGTAGCTGGTACATCGTCATCGAGTACGGCCGCTATTCCCCCAACGAGCACATGATCTTCCACATCAACGCGGTGGATTCGATCGTGGAAGAGTTCCTGGAAGAGGTGCTGTAAGCCATGGCAACTGAACGTAAAAGAATGATCCTCGGCGGCAGCCTGAACGGCTGGCCGCTGATGCACCAGCTTGAGGAGTTCACCCCGGTGAATATCCAGAAGGTGATGGAGACGGCCCAGGGCGGCCGCTTCGCACCAGAGCGGATGTGGGTCGGCCTCGAGGAGCTCGAGTGCCAGATCGTGCTGATGGGCGCCGGACTCGAGCTGGTGATCGCCCAGGGCATCACCGCTGGCGATACCGTCGAGCTGGACGTGCGCGAGTCGCAGGAGGATCTCGAGGGCAACACCTTTGCCGTGTGGCACCAGGTATCGGGCGAGGTGATCAACGTCGAGCGGACACCCTCGAAGATGCGCGAGAAGCCCCAGGTGACCCTGACGATCTCGCCGGTGCGCTCGATCATGCTCGAGAACGGCGCGACTATTCACAACATCAACCTGCGCACCCAGGTGATCAACCTGGGGCAGGGCGACATCATGGAGCGTCATCGCCGCAACATTTTGATGGCGTAACGCGCTGACTGCTGACCACACCGCGCCGTCCTGGTACCAGGGCGGCGCTTTTTTTTATGCCTGCACGAAGGATTGACGAGATGTGGAAACCCGACCCCCTGCCGCTGCGTTGGCCGCTGACGCTGGACGATGGCCAAGTGCTTAAAGAGCTGCCCCTGCGCCCGATTCTGCACAAAGAGCATACGACGCTACTAGCCGAGCTAGACAACCAGAAAGCCGCGCGCGCGGGCAACGGCGATGCGATGGACGATGCCGAGTATGACGAGCTCGCTTTTTTGGGGCTGGCCACGCTGACGACCGAGCAGCCGGAAAGCGTTATTTTGAAGATGAAGCGCCCCGACTTTAATGCGCTGGCCAAGCGGGTCCAGAAGATGGTCTCGCTGACCAGCCACCACTTTATGACCGCCGAGCAGCAGCGCGCGTCGACGAAGGATAATCCGGTGCTGTTGGTGCCACTGAAAGCCAGCGATGGCGTGACGTATGAGCGGATCGAGCTGGAAGTGCCCGACCTGATGGCCAGCCGGATGATGCGCAAGATCAAGGATCGTCTGGAGCGCGCGGAGTTCATCACCGCCAAGTGTACGGGTCTGATCGCGCATGACCTTCATCAGCTCACCGTGCCGGACTGGAACACGCTCCAGCAGCGGGTGAACGATTTTTTGAACGAGACGGCGGAATCGTTTCCCTTGCCGACATCGACGTCTTCGGCGATGTGATTCCGCTGGTGTATCAGGTAAGCGAGAAAGACCTGCTGAGCTGGCCGGTGGATAAAGCGTTTAGGCGTTATGAACTGGCCTTGAAGCGGCTTAAAGCCGGGCACTAGGAGCACGTATGGCGAGTAAGTACAGCGTTACTCTCGCGGCTGATGACGGCTATAGCGCCGCGTTCCGGGGCTTTGCCGAAGCCGCTGAAGAGATGCAAGAGAGCATGCGTGGCCACCAGGCCGAGCTGCGTGAGCTCAACCGGCTCAGCAGGCAGATGGAAGGCTACCAGAGCCTGCAGGGGGATCTATCAGCGACGTCCGCCGCGCTGGAAGATGCCCGCGAAAAGCAGGCGCGGTTAGCGCGTGAGATGCGCAACTCGGAAGAGCCGAGCCGACGCCTGCAGAATGAGTACGACCGGACGACGGCCACGGTGGCCAGCCTGTCGGCTGAGCATCGCGCTCAGACAAACGAGCTGGACCGGCTGCAGGGCAGCCTGGAAGGCGCGGGGGTCGACCTCAACCGCTTTGCTGACGAGCAGCGGCGGATCGAGGACGCGACGCGCTCGACGAACGCGGTGCTGGAAGACCAGCGGGCACGGATGCAGGCCGTTAGCGATGCTCAGGCGCGGGTAACGGCGGCTGAGGGCCGCATCGAGGCGAACCGGCAGGAGCGCTCGCGGCTGCGCGGCGAGATCGTCGAGACGTTGGCTTTGGGTTACATCGCTAGCCGACCGATGAACAGCGCGATGGACATGCAAACGTCCATGGCGGACGTGGCCAAGGTTATCGACTTCGCCGAAGGCGAGCGCGAGCAGTACGCCAATGCCAACCTGCGCCTGGCTAGCGACCGTTTGATCGCGTCGTCGGGCATCCGTGGCACGGACATTACCGAGATCCAATACGCGGCTGGCCAGTCGGGCATTTTCAACGACATGGAGGGCCAGGAGCGCTTTGATGGCGTGATGAACTTTACGCGTCAGGCCGCGATCATGGCGGCGGCGTTTGACGTGAGCGCGGGCGAGGCCGGATCCGCGATGGTGTCGTGGCGGCAGGGCATGAGCCTGGACGGCGACCAGGCGCTGGAGCTGGCCGATGCGGCGAACCACCTGGGCAACAACTTCAACACTACCGCCGCTGATTTGACGGAGCTGCTGACGCGCACTGGCTCACTGGCAGTGAATGCGGGCATGACTCCCACGCAGGCGGCGGCGCTGGGCGCGGCGTTCCTCAACCCTGGCACTAACCGTGAGGTAGCGGCCACCGGCTTGCAGAACTTTACGCTGGCACTGACTCAGGGTCGAGCGACGACGAACAAGCGCCGCGAGCAGTGGGCAGAGCTGGGCTTCGAGCCTGAAGAGCTGGCCAGGCGCATGCAGGAAGATGCGCCGTCAGTCATACGGGAAGTGCTTCAGGCGATTCGAGCTGCGCCCGAAGAGGAGCAAAGCGCGATCACCGAGACGCTGTTCGGCAAAGAGTCGATCAAGGCTATTTCACCGCTGCTCACGAACCTGGGCGAGGTGGACAAGGCGTTCAGCGAGGTATCGAGTTCGGCGCAGTACAGCGGCTCGATGTTGCGCGAAGCGGAGGGCGTTGCTGATACGAGCCGGACGACGCTGAACGTGATGACCGCCGAAGTTGATCGGCTGGTGACACAGATCGGCAACGGCATGCTGCCGGTGTTCGAAGCCGTTGCGCCACCGATTACCGCTGTGGTTGGTCTCATGGCTGACTTTACTGAGCAGAACACCGAGCTGGTCGGCGTGCTGGCCGCAGGCGCGGCGGGCCTGATTGCGGTGAAAGCGGCGGTGCTGGGCGTGCGTTATGCCGGGCTGCTCATCGGTCAGGTGGGTAATCGCGGTGCGCTGATGCGTGCGCGGCTAGACCAGCGGACGGCTCAAACGGCACTGATGGCCGATGGTGCGGTTGCACGGCTGAACGCCACGCTGGGCAGGCTGGGCGCGGTAGGCGGTGCCGCAGCAGCAGGAGGCCAGCGTGGAGGGCGTACCGGATCCACTGGATCCGCCGGAGCAGGCGCGGCGGCAGGCGCTGCCGGGGCTGCTGGAGCCGCAGGCGCGGCGAGTCGTGCTGCGCCCGGTGTACAAAACGGCTGGCGAGCATGGATGGCCAATGTGGGTAACAGCCGCGCAGGCCAAGTGGCGGGCAAGGTAGCGTTACCCGTTGCGCTCACTGCCGGTGCTATCGGTGTGGCCAACGCTGTTGGCGATGGCGATGCGGCCGAGGTGGGCAGCACGGCCGGTGGGCTTGTCGGCGGCATGGGTGGCTTCTGGGGTGGTTCGGCGGCCGGTGCCGCGCTGGGTACGATGGTGTTTCCTGGCGTGGGCACTGCTGTGGGCGGTATGGCCGGTGGTATCGCGGGCAGCTTGGCGGGTACCGCTGCAGGATCCTGGGTGGGCGAGCGTCTCGGCGCTGGCTGGGAGTGGGCGTTCGGCGACGATGAAAGCCCTGCTGCAGCACCGAGCCAGCAAGCTGCCGGATCCGGTAGCGGGGTCCTGGGCGGCAGCGGGTCGTTTACCCAGCAGGTGAACCAGGCGCGCCTTGCGCCCCAGGCGGCTGAGCCGCCGCCGCTGTTGGCGTTGCCGGTGATGCCGAGTACCGGCGATTCTGCGCCGACCGATTCTGGCAGTGCGTCGCCGAGTGCCAGCGGCGGGATATTGGGTAGTAGCCAGGCGTTTACGAAAGAGGTACGCGAGGCCGCAACGCAGCACCGCGAAGCCCTCGACGCCCTGGATGAGCGCCTGGCCAACCCGCCCAGCCTGCTGGCCGCACCGAGCGAGGTGGCGGGCAGCATCACGCAGACCAACCAGACCGACTCCCGTGTTATTTCCCCCACGTTCGACATCAAGATCGAGGCCAGCGGCGACGCTGACCGCGACCGTGAGCTGCTTGATCGCTTGATGGAGCGCTTACGTAGCGAGCTGATGCCGATGCTGGGCGCGGGTACCTCCGGCCTCGATGTGCGCCTGGGCGCTTCGTTAACCGATAGGAGTGACTGATGCGGCAACAGATGGCGTTAGGCGAGGAGTTCGTGTTCTCGCTGGGTAGCGGCTTCCCTTATAGCAGCCTGCAGCGCAAAAGCGATGGCGGGTGGATCGAGATCGACATCACGTATGCGAAGCCCAGCAGTCAGAACACCGGGCAGGCGCTCGAGCAGATCCGGCTCTCGGGCACGGCGTTCTATGCGGCGGGCATGCAGCGGCTGGATGAGCTGCGGGCGATGCAGAACGAACGCCGACCGTATGTGCTGGTAGACGGCCTGGGTAACAACCTGGGCCGCTGGAAAATCATGTCGGTCGAGGAGCAGCAGACCCGTGTGATCGACGATGGCACGGCCATGAAAGTGGCGTGGGTGCTGCAGCTAGAGGAGTTTGTCGACGATGCCGCGAGCAGTGATGACGATAGCGGGGGATAGCGTAGGGCGCATCGCTTGGCGTGAGCTGCGCCGGGACGATGACACAACGATCGAAGCGGTCTGGGCGCTCAACCCAGGACTGGCGGCCTACGGGCCGCTTTTGCCGTCTGGCGTGCGGGTAACGCTGCCGGACATTAAACCGCGCGCCAACACGGCGCGCCGAGTGGTGACCGCATGGGATTAGGTTACACGCCGGTGGTGCGCATCACCGGCATGCACGCGGACATGATCAACGACCGTCGCTTGATCGATTGGGAGCATATCGACGCCGCCGGGCTTGAATCTGACCGGCTGCATTTGACGGTCGACACGCGCGGCGTGGAAGGGCTGCCCCGCGAAGGCGAGCGGCTGGGCATCGAGTACGGCTACGCCGAGGGCGAGGTGGTTAACAAGGGTGATTTTGTGATCTCCCGCGTGACGCCGCGACTTTTCCCGGAGCAAATTTTGATTGTGGCCACGGCCGCACCGTTTCGCACGGCAGATGAAAGCGCGTTCCGGGAGCGTCGTTCGGCCAGTTTTGAGGGCACCACGCTGGGCGAGGTGTTTCGCACGCTGGCCAGCCGCCACGGATTTTCGCCACGCGTAGCACCAGAGCTGGAAGGGATCCCGGTCGCGCACGCCGATCAGGCAGACGAGACGGATATGTCGTTCATCACGCGCCTGGCTCGCGAGCATGACGCGGTGGCCAAGCCGGTGGGCGAGCGTTACGTGCTTGCCCGGCGTGGGCAAGTGAAGTCGATCAGCGGGCAGGATCTGCCGATCGTCACGCTCTCGGTACCGCCGAACAACCAGCCCGGCGAGATGGGGTTCACGAACGCAACGATGGAGCGCGAGGCGCGGGTGCGCTTTAGCGGCGTGCGCGCGGCCTGGCTGAACGGTGAAGAGGGCGTGGAGGCGACGGTGGAAGCAGGCGGCGAGCCGTTCAAGCGGCTGCGCCAGAGCTATGCCAATGAAAGCGAAGCGCGCCGGGCAGCGGAAGGTGAGCAGCGAAAACTCAAGCGGGAGCGAGAGAAATTGCGGGTGGAATGCCCCGGAAATCCGGCACTTGCAGCCGAGGGGCGGATCCTTCTCGACGACACTTGGCCAGGCTACATGCGGGGTGAGTGGTCGCTCGACCGGGTGACTGCGCGCGGATCTCGCCGATATGGCTACCGCTGCGTTTTGGAAGCAACGTGGCCAGAAGGCCGCGAAGAGTAGATCTAGATGGAGGGCGCGACAACGGTGCGGTAACACCGCTGCCGCGCTGACACACTCGATGCACCGAGTGGGCCAGCCATGGCCCCCCATGCCTGCACAGGCGCTGGGGAGGCTACCCGATAAGTAACTGACCCACAAGGACGAAGATGTCTAAACCATTCATTCAGTGGATGGGCGGCAAGCGCCGCCTGGCTAAACACATTCTGCCGAACTTCCCTGACCACCAGTGCTACGTTGAGCCCTTCGCGGGCGGCGCGGCGCTGTTTTTCATGAAGCAACCCAGCAAAGTGGAGGTGATCAACGACACCAACAGCGACCTGGTCAACTTGTACCGGGTGGTGCAGCACCACCTGGAGGAGTTCGTGCGCCAGTTCAAATGGGCGCTGGTCTCGCGCGAGATGTTCGCGTGGGAGAAGCTCAAACACACCGACACGCTAACGGATATCCAGCGGGCCGCGCGGTTCTACTACCTGCAGCAGCAGGGCTTTGGCGGTAAGCTCAACTCGAACTTTGGCATATCCACCACGTCTGGCCCTGGCCTGAACCTGCTGCGGATCGAGGAGAACCTCAGCCAGGCCCACCTGCGGCTCGCGCGGGTATTCGTTGAGAACATGGACTGGAAAGCGGTCATGAAGCGTTACGACCGGCCGCACACGTTGCATTACCTGGACCCGCCGTATTGGGCCACCGCTGGCTATGAATGCGAGTTCCCGTTCGAGGAGTACGAGGCGATGGCCACGCTTGCGCGGGAGGTGCAGGGGAAGGTGATTATCTCGATCAACGACCACCCTGACATACGCCAGGTGTTCGATGGGCTGCGGATCGAGGAGGTGTCGCTCAACTACACGGTGGGCGCGAGCAACAGCAAGAAGGCCAAGGAACTGGTGATTTACAACTGGTAGAAGCGAGAAACCCCCACCGCCGAGGCGGTGGGGGATTTTTGCGTGATATAGTTCTGGAAAGCACATCGTTGGGGAAACACATGAGCGACTATCCGTTTAACCGTCGATTGAAAGCGATCGCCAGCGCGCTGGAGCTGCAGGATCGGGACATTGCTCGCGCCGTTGTGCTGGGCGGTGGCGAGGCGAGCCGCTACCGCGCGAGTAGCTGGAACCGTTCACCGGACGCAAAAAAGCGTGCTGCTGGTCGCCGCAACGCGGATCAGAATCGCCGTGTGAGGCGCTTTCGGCCGATGCTGGAAGAGGAGTTCGACGCGTTCTGCAGTGGCCTGAAGCCGATGCTTGATGAACTGGACGCATTGAGCAATGATGAAGGCGTTCCCCGCGAAAGCGGGGATGGTGTTGAAGCTGCCGAGTAGGCAGCTTAGCAAGATCTCGCAAAACGAAACGCCCCACTGCCTTTTGGCGGTGGGGCGTTTTGCGTTGTGGCCATGCGATGTTCTACGCGATGAGCGTGTGGATCTCTTGCTCGCTCAGCCCGCCTTCGACCAGGTCGCGGTAAGCGATCGACTCGCGTGCCCGCTTGAGGTCGCCGACCGTGCGCTCCCGCATCACCAGCTCGCTGTTGTCGTCGGGTGCGTCGGCAAAATGGCTGAAGGTTTGGCCAGGGAAGCACTTTCCGAGGTCGCTGAAAATAAAGCCGATCACCGTCTCGCAGGCGTCCTCGAGCTCTTCCTCGTCGCCGTCCTCGATGAGCTGCTCGATGTTGTCTTCGTCTGCCGAGTGGATCTCGACGTTGATCGGGCCGCGCGGGCCTTCGATCACCATGATGATCTCGTCGTCAGTGTCGCGCGCGATGTGGGCGGTGGCCTTGTGGCGTGTGCTGGTGTGGATGTTCATGCCTGGGCCTCCTGGATGATGGCCATCGCGTCGTTAAAAAAGCGCTGGAGGTCATAGCAGTCCATGCCGCTATCGTCCTCGATGTCGCTGTAGTCGCCCTTTTCGATCTCGATCACGGCCCCGGAAAAGACCGGGTCGTTGGCCGCATAGCTTTCGGCGAGTGCGTGCAGGCGCTTCATGACTTCAGGTGTTGCGTGATCAGAGTCGACGTGGAGTGTAATCATTTGCCCATCCTCGTTTGGTATTGGCGGGCCTTTGGCCGTGCCCGCCTTTGTTTGCTTTTACTCAGCTTCTTCCAGGATTTTGTATAGCAGCCGCTGGCTAGCCAGCGGCTGTTTGTACTGAACGCAGGCATTGGAGATCGCGAGCAGTGCGTTGTAGCCCATGCTGTCGATTGAGTCGTCGTAAGCGAGGATATATGAGTCGTATTCCCCAGCCGCTTCAGAGATCGCAAACTGCACCGGGTAATTCGACGTGGCTCTGATCACGGCATCGATGTTGCGCATCGAATTCTTAACGCTGTGCAGCAGGCTGAGTGCTGCCAGGGCCATGGAGACTTGAACAACATCAGGCTTGGGTGCTTCGTCTGGCTGGTCGTCAATGCCGAGCGCTTGCTGAGGTTGGGCTGCATTCCCTCTGCTCGTGTAAATGCTGATCGATTCAGCGACGGCTTCTTTCAGGGTTTCGAAATCTTGCTCGTTGAGAGTGTACTTTTTAATAGCCATGCTGGTTTCCTCGGCTTGTTATGGCAGGCCCTGCAGCCTGCCGTTAAACACACTATAAGCCAAAATGTACAAAAGTACAAATGTACATTTGTGTTTTAGTCGAGATGCTCCCAAGGCGCTGAGGGCAGGCGCTGCGACCACTCCCGGTACTCCTCGGTAAGAGGGTTTAGCCATGCGATATCGGCGGCGGGTGTGGCCTCATTCTGGCGGGCTTTCTCCAGGGCGCTGTTGGCCACGCGGTGCGCCAGGTTGTTGCGCGCGACCCAGGAGCCTCCGAACGTGTCATCGTGCCATACCCATAGCGAGCCGCGTTGCTCCTGGTCAGGGTAACGGCACGCCATCCAGCGATTGCCCTGGTACTCGCTCTCTGTGCAATCCATGCGGTGCATGCCTTCGTCTGCGTGCAGGCGCTCCATGTCGCGGCCGTCTGGATTATTGCGGTCGTTCTGCCAGGCCATGAATGCGATGGCCACAAATGCGCCTGCGGCGAGCTTGGTGATTAACTTCATGCGGTGTTCCCTTACTGTTGATCAGTAAAGGCTACCATGGTGTGCGCGCAGAAAGTGGTGTGGGGAGTGCAACAGAAGGCCCCGCTGGGTGGCGGGGCTGGGGTGGGGTTATCCGGCAACTGAGTGAATTTGAAAGGGGAGCGGCACACGAGCCAGTGTTGCTTCGGCAGCCTCGACGGCATTGCCAAACTCTTGACTGGGGTTAGCGTCTTGGATGGCAAGTATTTGTGCCTGCTTTGAGCCGTCATAAAGCGTTATGTCAGCATCCCCTACGGTGTACGCCGCAAGGCGCTTGCTCGGGCATTCATCTATTACCGCCTGCAGCCTGGCAACCCATGCCGCTTCTTTCCTTGTCAGTTTGGTCATGGTGGTCTCCTTAGCGTCGCTTGGTCAGGTCGTCGAACAGTTCATAAAGGACGTACAGCACGCCCCAAATGATGAGTAGCAAGGCCAGTAAGCCGCGCCCCAGGCGCTTGAGCGCGCTCATGGCTTGGCCTTCAGGGCGTCGTGGGCGTCTTTCAGGTGCTGCCCGGTGAGCGTGAGGGTTCGCTCGCTGCCCATCTCGCGCGCGGTGTAAAAGCCATCCAGGCAGCGCTTCTGGCGAAGGCGGCGCGCCATGGCGTCGCCATTGCCGCTGGGGCGGCGAAACTCCCAGGCTTGGGCAAACGGCGCGAGGGCAGCTTCTAGCGCCTGTATGCGCGCCTGCTGGCGTTCCAGGGTTTTCTCTACGCGTGAGATAGTGGTGTTCATTGCGCCTCCCCCAGCAGTCTCAGCAGGCTGCGGGATACACAGGCGGGAGTAGTTTCCTCAGCGGCATAGCGTGCGACCAGGTCGCGATGCGCCAGCGCGTTTTGCAGCGTGATCTGGCGGATTGTGGTAATCTCTTGCTTCGACATAGCTTTCCATCCTCGGTTTGTTTATGTCCGCCTGGTAGTCGGTGGCCGCCGACTGCCGGGCATTTTCACTTAAGGGCTACTCGCCCAGGATCCGGTCGATGTCTTTGACGTCGAAACGCCCTTCCCCTCGCCGGTACTTCTCGAAAAGATCCTCTACCGCTTCATCCAGGAAGCTCTTCACCGGCACGTTGTCGCGGCTCATGACGCGCATGCTGCTGAGCTTGCGGTGTGTGTCTGGATGCGTGTCATACGGCACCCGCTTGGGCTTCACTTCCTCAGTTACATCACGGAGCGCGCGTTCTACGTGCTTCGGCGCTTCCTTTGCTTCCGTGGTCGACGCGGGCTTGCGTGTCGTCAGTTTTTTGCGTTCAGCCATGGATAAACTCCAGTGTCTCTTTGCCCAGCGCCTCGATCTCCTGCCGGGCCTTGTCGCCCTCGGGTAGATCCATCACGCTACCGCCGTTGGCACAGTCGGCATACGCCACGCGCTGAGTGGTTAGCGCGTTAAAGATGGGCAGGTTGTACTCAGCCAGGGCATCGCGCACTTCGCGGCCAAGATGAGTGTTTTTGATCGCGCGTGATACGACGAAAGCGGCTTTAGGCTTGCCGTCCGTCACTTCGCGTCGCGCGTGGATTAGATCGACCAGATCTTCGCAGGCGTAGATATCGAAGGGGCTGGGCTGGCAGGGGATCAGCACCGCATCGGCTATTTTGATGGCTGGCGTGATCAGCTCGCTGATTTGCGGCGCGCCATCCAGAATTA